ATTACGCGCTTTATGGAGGCCGCGGTGGCGGCAAGTCATGGGCGATCGCCGATCATCTGCTGATCCGAGCGGCGCAGGAAGTTATGCGCGTCGGCTGCGCCCGCGAGATCCAGAAAGATATCAAGGACAGCGTCAAGCAGCTGCTGGACGACCGCATTGATGCCCTAGGCCTGCGGAGCTTCTACACGTCCACCTACAGTCCGCCTTATGAGATACGGGGCAAGAACGGGAGCAAATTTACTTTCTTCGGCCTCTGGAGAAACCCAGACGGGATCAAAAGCACCGAGGGCATGGACCGCGTGTGGATCGAGGAAGCCGCGCGCGTGTCGCAGCGCTCCATTGACCTGCTGCTGCCCACGGTGCGCAAGGAGGGTTCCGCGCTAATCTGGAGCTGGAACCCGGAGTATGATCACGACCCCGTTGAGCGACTGTTCCGTGGCCCTACTGGCCCGCCACCGCGCACGATCCTGCGGGAGGTGTCGCACCGCGATAACCCGTGGTTCCCCGCCGCTCTGCGCGAGCAGATGGAGCACATGTACGCCTCGCAGCCAGACAAGGCCGCGCATGTATACGGCGGGCAGTACGTGCAGGCCGTCGAGGGCGCTTACTTTGCTCGCGAGCTGCGGACGGCGCGCGAGGAGGGGCGGTTCTGTTACCTCGCGCGCGATCCAAACTTCCAGATCCGCGCCTATTGGGATCTTGGCCACAACGACGCGACGGCGATCTGGGTAGCGCAATTCGCCGGAGACCGCGTCCTAATGCTGGACTACTGCGAGGGCAGCGGCCAGCCGCCTGGCTACTACATGCAGTGGCTACGATCGTCGGGCTATGAGCAGGCGCTTTGCGTGCTGCCGCATGACGGGTCGAGCGTGCACCCCGACAATCCAATATCAATGAGCTACGAGGACCAGATGCGCCGCGCGGGCTTTCGCGTGCAGGTGGTCCGCAATCAGGGCCGCGGGGCCGCGCAGCAGCGTATTGACGCGCTGCGGAGGCTGTTTCCGCGCTTGTGGTTCAATGACGATTTGACCCGCACGGGCGTCAAAGCGCTGGCGCATTACCACGAGCGGCGCGACGAAAGCCGTAATGTCGGCCTGGGGCCTGAGCATGATTGGTCTTCCCACGCAAGTGATGCTATAGGCTTGCTCGCAATCACCTACGAGCCGCCGCGTCGCACGCTTGCGAGCGCAAACTACACCCTTCCCGACTTCGGAGCTGTCTGACATGGCTATTATCGTCCCATCCCAGCAAATCGGCCAAGATCAGGTGCTTTTTCGCCTGCGCGGCGCGAATATGAACGTGACGACCGATCAGGAATTCGAGCGCCTGGGCGTCTATCCGAGCTACATCATTACCGCGATCCGCTGTTGCAACGCATCGACGTCGCTCACGACAGCAGCCGGCGGGATCTATTCGGCGGCCAGCAAGGGCGGCGATGCAGTCGTTGCAGCCGGGCAGGCGTATTCGACCCTGACCGGCTCCACGCTTGGGCTCGACCTGACGCTGGCAGCCGTTGCACGCGGCGTCCGCACGGGCGCGCCGATCCTGTCGCTGACCACCGCGCAGGGCGGGGCGGCGACGGCTGATTTCTACGTCATTGGCCTCGCTTTGCCTGCGTGAGGGTGAGATGCTGCAAAACAACATCGTCGCGAGCAGCGCGGTCGCAGTGACGCCAAGCGACACTGGCGAGATCAGAGCGCTGGCGCTCTACGTCGGGACGGGCGGCGCGCTGCGCGTGCTGACTGCAAGCGGTGACGACGTGACTTTCTCCGGCGTGCCAAACGGCTTCTTGCTGCCGCTTGAGGTGCGCCGCGTCTACTCGACCTCGACGACCGCCAGCAACGTGGTTGCCCTGCGATGATCTGGACGCTTTGGGGTCAACGCAATTTTTCCCCAGCCATCCTGTTCTCCGCTGGCGAGCAGGGCTTCTGGTTTGACCCCAGCGACATGAGCACGTTGTTTCAGGACAGCGCAGGTGCGACGCCCGTTACGGCTGTTGAGCAACCCGTGGGGCGGATGCTGGATAAATCGGGCCGCGGCAACCACGCCACCCAAGCCACGAACAGCAAGCGCCCAACGCTCCGGGCGCGGTATAACCTGCTGACGTATAGTGAGCAGTTTGATAATGCGGCGTGGTCAGCCTCATTATCAAACGTATCAGTAACGCCAAACACGACTGTTGCGCCAAACGGCACGATGACGGCAGATAGTTTAGTGTTTTCGCCTACCGCCGGCTACATATACCAAACCCAAACTGTCGGCAATGTGTCTGGACGAACCTTCACATATAGCTGTTGGCTATGGACGTTAAGCGGCACCGCAAAAGTGGTGCTGCGCTTGTATGACGCCAGCGCGACCACGATCAACAACACGGTGTGTGATCTGACGACAACGCCTACGCGCTTTACACTCACCCAAACTTTTACCTCCTCAGATACGCAATTGTATTTTGGAATTGACAGACGGAGCACCGGCGTTGGCGGTGATGGGCTTGCCGGAACTGTAATTGCCTGGGGCGCAGACCTCCGTCCCGCCTCCCAAGCCACCGGCCTTGTCGGCCCGACGTATCAGCGCATCGCCGCAGCCACGGATTACGACGCCACGGGGTTCCTGCCGTACTTGCAGTTCGATGGCGTCGATGATGCGATGGTGACGAACTCGATTGACCCGGGCGCTGTTGATAAGGCGCAGGTGTTTGCTGGGGTGAGAAGGCTGTCTGACGCAGCGTCGCAAATGGTAGCGGAGACGAGCACCAATGCAGCGGGCGGCGGGGCGTTTTATCTGTTTATTCCCGGCAGCGCCAATTACAACGTCAGCTCTTCAGGGACAGGAAATAACGTATTGGGTTTTTCCGGTTTCACGTCACCCACTACAACCGTAATCTCGTTGGCGCTAACTACACTTGCGGCAAATAGTGCTGCTGCTGTTTCGGGTCGATTTAACGGCGTGCCGGCGGTTGGCACAAATGTAAATAGTACAAATTCAACCGGCAATTTTGGTACTTTCCCGCTTTTTGTCGGCCAGCGCAATGAAGCAACACTTCCGCTGAACGGTTTGGTTTATTCGTTGATTGGCCGTTTCGGCCCCATTCTTACGGCAGGCCAGATCAGCGCGACGGAAACCTGGGTCAACAGCAAAACGGGGGCCTACTGATGGACCTCTTTCGCACCATCATCATTCCAGCTGACCAAGCAGACCTAGCCCGCACGCTCGCCGCGACGCTCGACCCAGCGCACTCCGCTGGCATGTTTGAAACGCCCCTGAGCGCAACCGGCGAGGCTCCAGCCACTCACTACATCTCCACGGGCTTTATTGGTCAGGGCTTTGCCGGGCTCGTTCCCCTGGCGACGTGGGCGCAGCAACCGGCGGCACAAGACGACGAGCCGCCAGAGTGGGTGCAGATCGACTATCAACCAGGCAACAGCGCAACCCTGCTGGCGCTTTGCGAAAAGGAAGGCGTGACAGTGACGCTAGAGGAGATCTATGCCCTGTTCGCCGGGGCTGACGTGACGGAGCAAGATCCCTGGACTGCCATCGGCAGGCTGGGGCTGATGATTGTGCAGCCAGAGGGGGCGCAGGATGCCGCTTAAAAAGGGCAAGAGCGACAAGGTGATCAGCGCCAACATCCGCACGGAAATGGCGGCGGGCAAGCCGCAGAAGCAGGCAGTGGCCATCGCCCTGTCGAAGGCGGGAAAGAAGCGCAAGTGAAGCTCACTGACGACGACCTCCTTCGTATTGCCGCGCGCGAATTCGATCAGGCGATCGGCCTCGATGCCGAGGACGAGATCGGAGAAGCGCGGATAACGGCGCTCAACTATTACAAGGGCGTCATGAAGGACGTCCCGGCGCTCGCCAACCGAAGCAAGGTCGTCAGTACAGACGTCAGCGACGCGGTCCTGACCGTCCTCCCCGACCTCATGGAGATTTTTTTGGGCGGCGAGGAGATCGGCTCCTTCCGGGCGACGTCCGCGCAAGACGTGGCCGCTGCCGAGCAAGAAACCCAGGTCGTCAATCATGTAATCATGCGCGAGAATGACGGCTTCGCACTCGTCCACGACTGCCTGCACGACGCCTTGGTCGCGAAGGTTGGCGTGGCGCATGCGTGGGTGGAAGAGGAAGAGCAGGTTGAAGAGTACGCCCTGCAGGCTGTCAGCGTACTGGAAATCGCCCAGCTTCCCGAAGGCCACGAGATCGTTGACATGCAAGAGGCGGGCTTCGACCAGCAATCGGGCCAGCCGCTTCTGAACGTCACGATCCGCGCCACCAAGCAGGTGACGCACGTCCGCGTGGCGCCGGTCGCGCCCGAAGACTTCGCCATGGCGCCGGACACGAAAATCCTGCGCGATGCT